TTATACAAGCAAATTTATACAACACCGCATTAAGCGATAGTGAATTAGCAGCATTAACACAAGTGTAACAATTACACCTATAATAACAACGAGAGTAACAATATAAATTAATATACAATGAAAATAGGTAAGTACGAATTTAAAGACAAATCAACCGCAGATGCTAAAATAAAGGCATTAGGCGTTTCAACTGACGAAGATGGTAACGAATACCCAACACATTCACATTCTATTGTTAAACTAGGTCATATTGTCTTAGAACAACCTGAACTTGATGAAGATGGTGAGATTATCAAAGAAGCCGTATTAAGTGAAAACTATCATTTAGATGTTGCCTGGAATGAAAAAGAAATAACAACAATTGAAGAAGAAGCAATTCTTGATGAAGATGGAATGGTAATAACTCCAGAAGTTATATCAATTGATCATCCTTATGGTTGGAAATCAGCAAGCGTTGATTTAGAAACAAACGGCGTTCATTCATTTTTTGGAATTGATTATTTAGCGCACAAAATATAATTTTATGGCGAATCCAACTTTGGCAATGATTCCAAGTGGGTACAAAGCCGGAAAAGTTTATTCAGTTTTACCCGCCAACGGTGATGGTGATTTCACAACATTCACAAGGGCCTCATTTGCAACGCGCCTAAATAACGCCGGGTTTATTGAAACAGTTGATGCAAATATTCCACGTTTAGATTATACAAGCGGAAGTTGCCCAGTTTTATTATTGGAAGAACAGAAAATTAATAATTTAACTGATTCCGAAAATTTTAACAATTGGACAAAACTAAATATTACTGCGGCAACAAACACAACGATGTCGCCAAGTGGTGATGCATCAGCGGACACTATAACAAGAAATTCAACGGCTGCATCATACGTCAATAAAACTTTTACAAAAGAAGAAGAAGATTCACTAATAATGACTTTGTCGGTATTTGTAAAAAAAAATGTTGGCGATTTCTTTGCAATAAGGGCACAAGGTACTTATCCAAATAGGGTTGATTCTTTGTTTGAATTTAGTACTGAAACATTTACATCTTTAGAATCTGGAAACAATTTTTCCTTTATAGGCGCATCTTTTAAAAAGTATGCAAATGACTGGTATCGTTTAGATGTATCTTTTGAAACTGATGAAGCCGCAACATTAACAACATTATTTTCGCCAAGAAGTTTAACTGGACAAGTTGATTCAACAGATTCGGCAAGTGATTCAAGCGTTTTTATTTGGGGTGCGCAATGTGAAAATGACAATTTAACATCGTATATAAAAACAACAACATCGGCACAAACTAGGTTGAAGGATGTTTGTAAAGATGGCGGTAATTCGGTTTTATTCAATGGAAATTATCAAAGTGATTTATTAAATCCTTTACGATTACGATCAACCTATTTTGAAAACTTACAAGGCACAACAGACATATTAAATTCATTTCTTTGTGATGGCGTTTTATCTTATGGTTCAACAATGTTTGTTGATTTACAAAAATCTTTCAAAGATAGAACACTAGGGCGCATATCAATTTCAGACAGTTCAACTTCTAACGCCGTTGTTATTAGTAAGAAAACAAACAACTCACAATTTTATTTATTTATTGCTAGGGCCAACGGAAATATTGTTGCTGAAATCACAACTGATGTTGATTATGATGTTCGAAATAAAATTGCTATTTCTTGGGAGGTTGACAGTTTTAAATTTTATGTAAACGGCTTTTTAGTTCATACAGTTACAAGCGGAGAAACACCAATTGATTTAAACGCTTTTGCATTTAACGAAAATAATCAAAATAGTTGGAATTTTTTCGGTGAAATAAATCAAGTACATTATTATAATTCAAGTTTACAAAATTTAGAAATTGAAAAATTGACTTCATACAGTTCATTTGAAAAAATGGCTGAATCACAACTTTGCAATGTTGAATGATTAGAATTTAATAATAAATAATAATTCGTATATTTACAAAAAATTAAATAACATTAAAATTTATACATAATGGCTACAACCGGAGTATTTAACGGAACTAACTTAATCTTGACTGTTGAAGGTGCGGCAGTTGGTCACACAACAAGTTGTTCAATGTCTTTATCAATGGACACACCTGAAGCAACAACAAAAGATTCAAACGGATTTTCTGAATATATTGGAGGCGTAAAAGGCGGCGAAATATCTTTTGAAGGTTTAATTGCTTATGATGATGGCGCAAATGCAATTGAAATGGCTGATTATCTTTTATCTAGAACTCAATTAACTTGTGTTTTCGGAACTGCCGAAACTGGTGATGCAGTTTATACTGCTGAAGCATTTTTATCAAGTGTTGAAATGTCTGCTGAAATGGAAGCTGCCGTGACTTATAGCGGATCACTTACAATCACCGGCGCAATTACAAAATCAACTAACTAACCAACATTAGTTTTTTTACATAAAAAAGCCGCCGTCTATATTTAGGCGATGGCTTTTTGTTTTTATTAATCAAATCTTTTAAAATGACAAACAAAAAAAGAGGTTATATTGATATAACCGTTGACGGCAAAAAAAAGACATTACATTTTTCAATGAACTTTTGGGCGGAATTTACCGAACAAATGGGCGTATCACTTCAAGACATTGGAACTGTATTTGAATCAGGCATTTCACTTAATGGACTTCGAGCATTGATTTATTCTGCGGCACTTGCAAACGACTTAGAAAGCGGTAATGATGTTGATTACAACATTTATAGTGCCGGAACGTGGCTTGATGATATAAGCGCCGAAAAGATTAACGAGATAGTCGAGGCAATGATGCAATCAAAGATTCTTGGAAATTCATTAGAAGGCAGTCAAAAAACTACGGCAAAGCCGAAGCCGTCAAAGAAACAATAAACTTTGAAACTTTAACCGATTATTATATTGGGCAAATTGGAATTTTGCCTGATGATTTTTGGCGGCAAACTTGGCGTGAAAATGGTTTATTGGCTGAATATTATCACAATAATGTTGGTCTACAATGGGAACAAGCGCGTTATATTTCAACAATGATTTATAATGTAAATTGCCAGAAGAAATCGCAAATGTTAAAACCTGAACAATTATTTGAATTGCCTATTGATAAGCAACGAAAAAAGAAACGCGATCAACCAAAATCAACCCGCGAAGGAATGGATGAATTTATGAAAAAATACCAATCAATGACCAACAAAAAGACGTTAAAATAAAAGCGTCTTTTTTTTTGTATTTTTGTTTGAATTAGTAAACACATTATGGCCGATCAAAATTTAAAAGTAAATATCACCGGAGACAGTTCAAAACTGTCAAACGCCCTTTCATCAGCATCAGGAAAACTTCAAGCATTTGGCGGAAAAATGAAATCTGTCGGTAAGTCAATGACAACTTCTTTGACTTTGCCTTTAGTTGCCGTTGGTGCGGCTGCCGCTAAAATGGCTTTCGACTTTGACAAGTCAATGACTTCTATACAAGCGCTTGTTGGCGTTTCTGCGGACAAGGTGGCTGAAATGGGTGAAACTGCAAAGAAAATGGCAGTTGATACCGGTAAAAGCGCCAATGAAGCCGCTGAAGCGTTGTTCTTTATTACTTCAGCCGGATTAAGGGGTTCTGAAGCAATGGATGTTTTAAATATGTCTTTAAAGGCATCTGCGGTTGGATTAGGTGAAACAAAAACAATTGCAGATTTATCAACATCAGCAATGAATGCTTATGGAACTGAAAATTTATCAGCTTCAGGCGCAACAGATATTTTAACGGCTGCGGTTCGTGAAGGTAAACTTGAAGCTTCAGCATTGGCCGGTGCTATGGGTGGCGTGATTCCTTTGGCATCTAATATGGGTGTTTCTTTTGACCAAGTTGCAGCAGCAATGGCGGCAATGTCAAGAACGGGAACAAATGCAGCAGAAGGGGCAACACAATTAAATGCAATTTTAGCATCAATAAAAGGCCCGACCAAAAATGCAGAAGAAACTTTATTAAGATTAGGAACTTCACAACAAGAGGTTGCAAGAAATTTAGAAACACAAGGTTTATTACCAACTTTATTAGATTTAAAAAATAGATTAAAAGGCACTGGAATTGATATAAAAGAAATATTCCCTAATCTAAGAGCATTAAAAGGAGTTTTAGATTTAACGGGTGCGGGTGTTGAATCTAATAAACAAATATTTGATTCTTTAACTAAATCATTGGGCGCAACTGATGAAGCATTTGTAAAAACATCGCAATCAGCATCTTTTAAAATGACTCAAGGACTAAACGCAATGAAATCATCATTGTTAGAAGTTGGACAAGTTATATTGACGGCGGTTGCACCCGCGGTTCAAAAAATTGGCGCATTTTTTACTGGTTTATCAGAAAAATTTCAAGCATTATCACCAAGAATGCAAAAAATTATTATTGCCTTTGTTGGTATTGTTGCGGCAATAGGGCCAGTTATTGCTGTTTTAGGAACGCTTTTAACATTAGCGCCCGCAATTGGTGCGGCGTTTACCTTAATGATGGGGCCGGTTGGTTTAGTAATTGCCGGATTGACTGCGATTGCAGTTATAATTTATAAAAATTGGGCGGGTATTAAAAACGCTCTTATTAAAGTTGGAAACTACTTTATAGAATTATATAATAATTCATTACCAATAAATATTGCAGTTAATGCTATAATAATGCAATTCAAAAACTTTTTAGCCGTTGGAAAATTTGTTTTTAAAGCTATTTTAAAAATTTTCAAAGCGTTTGGAAAAGCGGCAATGGGCATTTTTGGAAGTTTGGGCGATATTATAATGGGTGTTTTAACATTGGATAAGGAGAAAATAAAATCCGGTTTTTCTGGAATTGGTAAAGCATTATCTTCAAATATTTCAAGTGCATTTAATGGAATTAAACAAGATGCAAGAGAATTAGGCGGTTCAGTTGTTGACAATTTTAATAATGCTATAAATTCAAAAAAAATAGCTAAAATAAAAATTGGTGCGGAAGTTGTTAGCGGTGATTCTGTAACTGACACAACGCAAGGAAGTTCAGCATTAGGAGCGGAAGTAGCGGTTGGCGGAACTATTGGCGGCGGTGGCGGTGTAAGCGGCGGCGGAGGTGGCGGCGGTGGTCGTCGTAAAGTTGGTGCTATTGGAGGCGGTTTAGATGTTAGCGGTATAACACCAATATCAGATGCAATTGAAGCTGACACCTTAAGAATACCAGAAGTAATGTCACAACAAGAAGCCGTATTGGCAGAACAAAGAGCAATTGCAATGGCAAATGCCCTTGAATTTAGTATTGGAATTGGTCAAATAATAACTGGCGGATTAAATGATTTGGCAGTTGGAATTGGTGAATCATTAGGAAAAGCACTAGCCGGCGGCGGTAATTTAGCGCAAAATTTGTCAAAAGTTGTACTGGGTACAATAGGTAATATGGCCGTACAAATGGGTAAATTAGCCATAAGCATTGGAATTGGTGTTAAAGCTATAAAAAAGGCGCTTGAATCTTTAAGTCCGGGGGTTGCAATTGCGGCTGGTATTGCACTTGTTGCATTGGGATCGTTTGCAAAATCTCAAGCCGGTAAAATTGGAAGTGGCGGCGGTGGTGCTACTGCATTTGCTAATGGTGGTATTGTTAGCGGGCCAACAATGGGCCTTGTAGGTGAATATCCCGGCGCACGACAAAATCCTGAAGTTATAGCGCCATTAAATAAGTTGCAAAATATGATTGGAGGTTCAGGCGCTGCAACAAACGTAAACGTTGGCGGTCAAATAAGATTGGAAGGCCAAGATTTATTGATTGCAATTGAAAGAGCGACTGAAACAAGCGACAGAATTTCATAAAAAATAAATAATGGCATACGGCGTTAAATATAGATTAGAATTTTCCGATGTTTTAGAGCGTGGAAAAAAAGTTGAAATATTAAAAAAAGATTATACCGGAAGCGTTTTGCCAATGGTAGGAACTCAAAGCCCAGTTGTTATTCAATGGCAAGCATCAGATGATTTTTATCGGCCAATTATAGGTTCAAAATGTACCTTAAATTTAATGGTTACAGATTCCGTTGCGTATGATGATTTTTACAAATTTGACGAGCGTGAATATAAAGTTGTTGTTTCATATATAAAAGAAGATTCAGAAGGATATGCTGATCGTGTTATGGCTGATGGCGGAACTATTGAATCATTAAATTGTGTAAATTCTATTTTAAACAATGCAACAAGTGAATATGAAACTTATTGGAGTGGCTTTCTAGTAGTTGATAGATTTATTGAAAAACTGCAACCAAAGCCATTTAACGTAACTTTTAACGCTTATGATGGTTTAGGTACACTTGACAATTTTGAAGCGCCTTTAAGTACTAATTACACACCATCAAGCCCAGTTTATTTATCAGATGCAGAAAGAATATCAACAATTTTGGCACATCTTGATTTAGATTTGAATTTATGTTTTATAAATGATATAAGCGCGGTAAAAATTGCGGGCAATCCAACTAATAGTTATTTTCCAAATACTGTTTCAATATCGCCTGGATTCAATGAATTGGTTGATGGTTACGAAATTCCTAATGCAAAAGATCAATTAGAAGATTTATTAAAAACCTACAATATGCGGATTTATCAATCAAATAATAAATGGTATATAGTAGAAGCTACTAATATTTTTGATGTTGATGTAAAAGATAGTATATATAATCAATTGCAAAATACTGGTGTTGTGCCTATAAATATAAGGCAGCAAATCACAAACGTTTTAAATATAAAAAACAACGAGGATTTAAAAGTATATAATTATAATTCAAGCGGAGTTTTTCAGTCCGAAACAAAAGAATCTTTTCTTTCAAAAATACCTTTAAATTTAACGCCTTTAAAAAAGAATTTAACTAAGGAATTTATACAACCTTTGGCAAGTGTAAAAACTGAATCAATAGATGCTAACTTTACACAAGCGGGTTTCAACGCTGGGTTTGAATATGGATTAAGTGGTTATACTGTTTTTAATAATTACGCTGAAATAGCAACAAATGAAGTTGTGGCACAAGGCAATAAATCAATGAAATTAAGTTCATCAGCTCCATTAACAGGCCAATCAAATGTGTTTAGTCCAGATGATGTTGTTATTAGTGATTTTGAAAAAATTGTCAACTACAAATTAAACTGTAAGTATTTTATTAAATGCGATATACAAGATAACGCAACGGCGCCACCCGCAAATATTCAGTTTAGAATTAGAGTTGAACTCCAAGGGTCACCGGGTAATTATCACGAATGGAATTTTGACGATAAAATTTGGGTTTATCAAACGTTACAAAACAATTCAATAACACATACCGAATTTAATCAGTTTGAAACATTAAAAATTGATTTTACTAATGATGGTATTACTTGGGTTAATCCTAGTGCTACTATTTTAAGTGTAATTATCCAAAACACAACAACACAAAACACCTTTTATGAAACAACGTATTTTGATAATTTAGAGGTTTTAAATACTGAATTAGAGGCCGCAAGTTCATTATCTTTAGTAAGTGCCATAAATGATGGTAATTTTAACACATATAAAAAAGAATTTAAACGTTA